GAACACCGGCGGACTGGTGCAGGCCACGGGCAATGTGAATTCAGGCAATGTCAACACCACACTGGTGTCAGCCACGGGCAATGTGATAGCAGGCAATGTAAGCACAGCTGGCTTGGTCACTGCCACAGGCAATGTAACAGGTGGTAATATTCTCACTGGGGGATTGATATCAGCCACTGGCAACGTAACATCTGGCAATGTCAACACCGGCATAGTGAGTGCTTCTGGCAACATACTGGGTGGCAACGTATCAGTCACAGGCAACGTCACTGCCTCATATTTTATTGGTAATATTTCAGGTAACATTGATGCAGCCGGTGCCAACACACAGGTGCAGTTCAACGATACCGGTGACTTGTTGGGTGCCAGTGCAAACTTTACCTTTGACAAAGCCACCAACATCATGTCAGTCACTGGCACTGTACAAGGAACCACGGTATCTGCCACAGGTAATGTGATCGGTGGCAATGTTAGTACAGCAGGTTTGATCACTGCCACAGGCAACATCACCGGTGCCAATCTCATACTCACATCCGGCACCATTGACGGTCCGGCTGCAGGTCGCATCACTATCAATGCATCGGATCTTGACACAGACTTTGCCATCGACGGAGACTCTACACCCAACGTGTTCTACGTGGATGCTGGCGTGGGCACTGCGAGTTTTGGCAACTCGGGTGCCATTGCCAATGCCATAGTGAGTTTCAACACCGCAGATTCCATCAAGATGCCTGTGGGCAACACCGCCCAGAGACCAGATCCTGCTGTGGTAGGCATGACACGATTCAGCACAGCCATTGACGCACTAGAACTGTACACATCCACTGGTTGGGAAGCTGTGGGCGTTCCTGCATTTACAGTGATCGTGGCAGATGATTTTTCGGGCACAGGTGCTTGCACTACGTTCACTCTCAGCCAGGATTCTACAACAGCATCCACCATAGTTTCAATCAACGGTGTGGTACAGATACCCACCACGGCTTACTCTGTGACCGGCAACAGCCTGGTGTTCACAGAAGCCCCGGAAGTGTCAGACGTGATCGATGCACGTATCTTGACTACCACTACCACAGTGACAGCCATAGAAAACGTCAGTGCCAATGCTGCAGTAGAAGCGTTGAATACTGCAGCCACAGTGCAGATCACTGGCAATCTCCTGCCAGCGGCCAATGTCACCTACGATATTGGTTCTAATGCATTCCGCTGGAACGATGCTTACTTCAATGGCACGACTATTACTTTAGGCAATATACAGATCAAGAACTCAACAGGAACCACCATTGGATTCTTCGGACCTGATGGAACCACACCGGCCACTATTGATTCCACCAACATTGATACCACATCCATAGCCAATGGTAATTCCAATATGACAGTGATCGCGTCCGGTGGCAACATCCGTGCCAATGTGGGTGGTTCTTCAATAATCACCATCACTTCTGGTGGTATAATCAACAACATGGGCAATGGTGTGGGCAACATTGGCAATGCCACAGGCTTTTTCAATACCATATTTGCCAAGGCCACTTCAGCACAGTACGCTGACTTGGCAGAGATGTACGTGGCCGATCAGATGATTGAACCCGGAACAGTGGTGTGCTTTGGCGGTGATTACGAGGTCACCATATGCGATACGGATAGTTGCTCGCGTGTGGCAGGCGTGGTTTCAACCAATCCCAGTTACATCATGAATGCTGGACTTGCAGGTGACAACGTGGTAGCAGTGGCTCTCACAGGCCGTGTGCCCACTCGTGTCACCGGTCAAGTACGCAAAGGCGACATGATGGTCAGCACAGCAGACGGACGTGCTCGGGCTGCTACCACACCCACCGTGGGACAGGTCATTGGTAAGGCCCTGGCCGACTTTGATGGTACAGATGGAGTTATAGAGGTAGTGGTAGGACGTCTATAATACCACAGCAGCACCAAAAATAGGGCTGATTACAGCCCTATTTTTTTGGCTAAATATTGCATGATTATGGTGACCACATGGGATTGACACGCATCCGGGCCGAACAGATTTCGGACATCGATTACAAGCAAGCAGTGCGGGTCATCACCCTGAGCAATGTCACGCTGAGCGGTGGTGCACCGGCCACCGTGGATGGTGTGAATCTGGTAGCAGGAAATCGCGTGTTGGTGGCCGGCCAGAGCACAGGATCACAAAACGGTCTTTACATAGTTCAAACCGTGGGTGCCGGCAGCAACGGCACCTGGATACGCAGTTCTGATGGCAACGCCGACGGCGAAATAGAAGCCGGCATGATCGTCATGGTCACCGAAGGTACCATCTACAAAGACACCCAGTGGAAACTCACCACCAACGATCCCATCGTGTTGGGCACCACTGCCTTGGTATTTGAACAGAATTCTGCTTTTGCCTTTGGCAACATCTATGCCAACGGCACAGCAGTGTTGGCCAATTCCGTAGGCGACACAGTGGCATTCACTGCAGGCGATAACATCGCCATCACTGGCAACAACACATCAAAAACGGTCACGATTGGTGTCACGGGCATCAGCCTCAATTCCATAGCCAATGGCACGTCAAACGTCACGGTGGTATCATCCGGTGGCAATGTGAGTGTGGGTGTGGGCGGCACATCAAATGTTGCAGTATTTTCTACTACTGGTTTAGATATCACCGGCAATGTCACAGGTGGCAACATCCTGGGTAACGGTGCTGGACTCAGTGGTATCAATGCTTTTTCAAGCATCGCTGTCACAGGAAGTAGCACCCTTACTGCCAATAGTATCGCTACAGGACTCACATTTACCGGCGATACTAGTATCGTTGTCACTGCTAATTCCTCCACCAACACTGTGAGTTTTGCGTTTGGTGGTTCTGGTGAATCAATCTTTGCCACCGGCGGAGACATGGGCCTGGTCAATGAAGCAGTGGTAGTGTCAGAAGATCTAGGCCTGGTCACTGATGCAGTGGTGGAAAGTTACGATCTTGGCACCATTGTAACGTCGGGTGTGATAGTGGCAGATGCTCTAATTGTGCCCACATACACAGTCACAACTCTGCCGCCAGCGGATCCGCAAGCCCAGATCATATTCGTCAGCAACGAATCTGGTGGTGCGGTTTTGGCATTTTCGGATGGTACAAACTGGCGACGTTGCACAGACCGTGCTATAGTAACATAAATAGGATTAGGAAAAACTCATGTCAACACAAGTACAATATCGTCGAGGCAGTGCTTCACAAAACAACGCATTTACCGGTGCTCTGGGTGAAATCACTGTGGACACAACCAATTGGACGCTGAGAGTTCATGATGGTGCCACCGCCGGTGGAGGTGGAAATCTCGCCACTGTAGCTTATGTTGACGCAGAAATTGGTGGTCTCAGTGCTGACAGCATCAGCAACGGTACCTCTAATGTTAAAGTTCTTTCATCCAATGGCAACATTGGACTAACTGTGGGTGGCACAACCATAGTCACTGTGGCCAGCACTGGATTGTTAAACAGCCAGGCCAACGGCACCGGCAATATAGGCAATGCCACTGGCTTCTTCAACACCATATTTGCCAAGGCCACTTCGGCACAGTACGCTGACGTGGCAGAAAAATACGTGGCAGATCAGATCTACCCTCCGGGTACTGTTTTGGAAATTGGTGGCTCTGCAGAAGTGCAAGCCACTACCAACTATGCATCCACACGCATTGCCGGTGTGATATCCAGCCATCCTGCCTTGATCATGAATTCAGGCGAAAGCAACGCCAACTCAGTGGAAGTGGCCTTGATCGGTCGGGTGCCTTGCCGTGTGACAGGCACAATCTGTCGCGGAGATCTCTTGGTCAGCAGCCAGGTTGCTGGAGTGGCCACTGTGCTGGATCCTGATCAATATCAACCAGGTTGTGTGATCGGCAAAGCACTCCAAGATCATCACGATACCGGCGAAGGCATGATAGAAGTCCTAGTCGGACGCTTATGATTGAATCTCGATATCGCCGTGACTACGATGGCGAGTTCGTGATCACAGAAACTCGCGTCGCGGACGGTGCCACACAGCAGACCCGTGAGTGGGTGCCTAATGCCATAGAAAATCATCACATCTCAGGTCGTGCGGCAGTGATTGGCAGCAGGACAGATCACGAACGATTCCAATATCAGCGTCTGCAGCGACACCGTGGCGGACTACTGGGCAAGAAAAGGCTGCAGACCTATGGTACTGGTGATCTATGGCAGGATATGACGTTTGATTTTTTTGTAACCACGGATCGATCATATGCAAAGGCCATCGCGGATCATGGTTATGACACACGCAGCACAGTGTATACCAATGCCAACATATGTTTGGAGAATCCTGGCAGATTTTACCTTGTACCCTTTCTACAACCCATAGACAATCTGGCCCTAGCCGTATACCTTGCGGCTTTTGATGGCCATCAAGAAGTGTTCATGCTGGGTTACAATCAAGACACACCGGGTCTCACACGTGCCTGGATCTCAGACGTGGCCAGTGTGTTCTTGGCCTATGCCAACACACAATTCATATTGGTGGGCACAGAATCAAACATGCCTGCTGCCTGGAGATCCTGTGTGAACGTGTCTGTGATGCCTTATCGGAAGTTTATCAGTCACTGCGACATCTGAACAGCAGATTTTACAGTTTCAATCTTGCGTTGGATCTCTTCAAAGTTCACGGTATTCCACAATCCTGGATGCATGGGTCTAGGCCAGGTCACGGAGTCAATCCAGGCATAGCCAAGATGTTCACCGTTGAGCACAGGACGGAATTCCTCGGCCACGCAGCAGAAAAAAGTATGATAGGCGAATCTGCCATCAGCACTGGTAAACTTTTCCAAAGGTACCAGTCGCACATATTCTGGAAACTGGCCAATCTCTTCTTCACACTCTCTACTGATAGCTGCCAACAGACTTTCTGTGGCTTCGACTTTGCCGCCAGGCAGGCCCCAGGAACCCGGATGTTTCACATCGTCTCGCATGAGATAGAGATATCTCTGGGTGTCAAGACTGTAAAACCAAACACCCACAGCGTTCACAGCACCAGACTCCATTCGCCTCCGGGATATAAGCCTTCATAACTTTTCACCCACTCTGTACCAGTCCAGCGATACTGTATGGCGGTGGTGATGTTGGTCACATATTCAATGTTGGTGGTCTGTGCCGCGGCTTCAAAGGCCACGAACCAGAATTCGCCATCGTATTCAATGATGTCATTGGCACGTGCACCAGCAAAAGCACCCCAGGCGGCAGTATCACCGCCCATGTCATCCAACACCAGATATCTCTGTCCTGCTGCGGCAGCAGGTAGGCCCGCACCAGGGCCTGCTGTAAGCGGATTAATGATGGCATCTACAGGGTCCAAGGTGTTTTGTGGCAAGGTATCTTCGTCAAGATCGATCAAAAGGAAACGATCGTCGGTGGGATCGTAACTCACTGTACCAATGATTTCGGTGTCATCTCCCCAGAGATTGTCAAATCTGATCTGGCTGATGCCCGGTCTAAGCACACCGTACATGCCTACCACGGCCTGCCAGAATTCGTTGCTGGGTGGTGAATCAGGCAGGATGATGGACACATTGGCAGCATCAACAGTTTGGTTGTATTTCAGCACCTGTACTTTGTTGCCGATGAGCAGGGTCTGATAGTTGTAGGGGGTGAATTTCTGCCGGGTGCCCAGCAGCAAATCGTTGTCAAGCACGGCTTCGTTGGTATCACCATCGGCATTGAACACAGATGCTATGATCTTTTCTACCACGCCCAGTTTCTTGACCTTGGCCGGTGATGATATCCAGATTGGCAACCCGAATCTCATCTTCATGATGTCTATGGAATTATCTGTGCCTTGCGGTATGGTACGTTCAGTCCATGTGACCTGTTCCAGTTCCACCACTGACAAACTGGTCCAGTCCAGATAGTTGTCGGTGTTCTGTATCTCCAAGGCAGGATTGAACAGTGTGGCTATCTGTTCAAATATCTGGAACTTTTGATTGGTGTTGCTGGTCCAGATGTCGCAGCTGATGGTAAGTTTGTAAGGTACAGGCATGAGCCGCTCTATGCTGAACGCATTGCCCTGCGTGGTCTCATAGGTTTCGGTTTCTGTGTCATAGGCTCGCTGACGCACCTGTATCTTGTTCACATGGTAAGGTTCCTGCATCCTGGGACGATCATATTCCAAACCCACGATGTAGAACGTGATCAAGGGCGTGGATGGCATGGAGTTGGCAGAGTTTTCCTGTATGATGGTCTGTGCCTGGCGAGTAGCATCACCATATCTCACTGGCACTCTGATCAAGGTAGCGTTCTGGCTGCCATCCAGGCCATATTCCACC